CCCTGAACCCGACATAAGTACTTTACAGGCGACGCCGCGGCCTGGCCGCACCCGATATAACGCCAAAGGGCAGGCGGGCCTATTGCCAGGGCGGAGTGCCAATCCGCCCAGCCGATTTTCTGGGATGGGCTCGGAGCTCCCACAGGCAGGGCACCAACACCGCGCAAGCGTTAGCTGGGGCCTTCAAGCCTCGCGTTCTAGCCCCGCGCAGAACTTAATCGCACTGCAGACTATACCGCACGTAACGACCCCAAGCGCTTCACACCCGGTGATACAGATGCGGCTGGCACGGGCACGAGCTGGCATGTAACCACCAGTAAAGCCCTAAAGGCATGGGCGTACACCCACGCTCCAACACCGCTACCAACACCGGCATGCTCCACTACCGCACTACATCGCGGATCAGGGGCCCCGCCTACAGCCGGTCCAACATCCAAGACTCGTGGATACCAGGGCAATCCCTCCAGACAGAGTAGCTACGCTCGGGCACATACATGTAGCTTTCCCGCCCCTCGCATTTCAGCTCGAGGTTACTACACAGCTCTTCGTAACGTAGTTGGCACTCGGGCGTTACCCCGAATGCCCTCTGAAAGGACAGACGCGCCTCAACCGAGACCCGGACACTGCTCCCTTCATCAGCCAGCCACGCGCCCATCATGAAGTAGTCCCTGTGCGGGTGAGCTCGCACAGCACCACGAAACCCCGTTGCCTTGAGGCCACCAAGAGCCCATGCCTGAAGCACGGGCACGCCACGCGCGAGACTAAGCTCGCACCTAGCTACCCCAGCCATCCAGTTCTTAGCAAAGCGAGGCTCACGCAACCACCTATGACTAGATAGCGCACAAGACAACACCCGCTCCCAATCACGGACCATGGTCCAGCCCATTGGGGGGCCTAGATAAACTGGAGCGGAGCCGCCGAAGCGGATCCCCTCGATGTACGACACCTGGCGCTCGAGCACGACCTCGTGCCCAGAAGATTGGAGTACATGCGCAGCCAAGCCACCAACCACACCCTGATGCGACCCACCCTCCAGAAATATGACAGCATTGTCTCCATCGACCAACAAGTCGAAAGGCACCTTGAAGCTCCGAAGAGCACCAACAATGACCGCCAACATCACCATGGTGTTACCCATGCCGGTGTTAAAATCTCCGGAAGCCCTGGCCCCATCACGTGAGAACTTGGCTCCACACGGCAGTTTGCCCTTAAGGCGCAACTGCTCACCAAGCAACCAAACCAACCTACGGTCTCCACGATAGGCTGCCCGATACACCTGGTGCTCCCCTTTCATCTGGCCCGGGCCCACATGGGCCTCGAACGCCTTGGCATCAACCTCAAAGGCAACGCAGTCCCGCAGGTTTTGAAACTTACGGACAATCAAGTTGGCGCGCTGCCTTGGATTTAGCCCTTTGGCCACAACCCTACCTTGGCCACCTATCCGCAACCTCTTGGCAGTCAACATTCCCCACAGCCAATGCTCAAAAGGTTTAAGACGGGACGCAACCTCCAAGTTATACCTAGGATCCCTTGGGTAGATCAACCTAGGTTTCGGGAACTTGGCAGGATCACGTTGTTTCTCCGCCTTCAAGAACGCATAAATCATCGAATCACGGGAAGTGCTCAGCCCGCACTCCCGTAAGCTACGTTCCGCATCAAGGTAGCGTCGTCTCATTGCCCCATCGTACGACAACGCTGTTTGTAGGTGGGTCCACCTTATCCCGCCGTAAGACCTCGCCAAACGCGCAAGCCGATTAAACTCGCGACTAACATCGGCCCCGAGAGGAGCAAACACCGAGGGGGGCACTGGACCCAGAGATCGCAGACACGCAGCAGCGATCTCGTTGTGAGGGCAGGATGCGTGAACAGTTGGGACATACGTGCCAGGTATGCCCGAGCGCCACGCGACCCACATCTCCCTACGACTCTCAGAACAAAGCCCAAAATCAACACCGCTAAGGTCCAGGGAACCTGTAGCAGCCTGGGGTAAGGAACCGCCCCAGCACTGCCCAGCGGATATGACCGGGCGGTCCTAAAAGGACCCTGAGAGAAGTGTGGAATTTCCGGATCTCTCCAGACACGCGAGTGCCTGCGACTCGTGAGGAGTGCGCAAGACAGCACGAGCTACGGCCATCGGAATGACCTGGGCCGAAACCCACTCAGGCAGCTCAGCAGCCTTGCACCACTCCTGCGCACGAGCGCGCAGCCCCGAAAAAAGTGTCTGGTCGCGCTCCCTAAGTGCCGCGAACCGGGAAAGGCGTCCAAGTAGGTCGGGCATAATGACCTCCCGACCATGGGAGGATTCAACCACAAAGTATGGTTGTTGAACACCTTTTGCGTTGAGTACTGCCCCTCCACCAAGGAGCTTCATGTCACCCTCGCACATGCCGAGCAGCGCGTTGGCAATGGGTGAACGCTTGTGCGAAGGGAGGTCTGGAACCCACCACCCGCGCGCAAGACGGCCAACCACGCCAGCGCGACCACCCAGTTCACGCTGTAAAGCGCAAACCCAGGCCGCACGACGACGACACCTGGTAGGGGTCAACCCACCAGACGACACACTGGCATGTGTCAATTTGTCCTGTTCCGCGTAGAGCCTCGACGCAAGCTCTGTTGGTGTCAACTGGGACTTTGGTAAACCCAAAGTCCCATCATCCACCCCCAGGACGGGTGGAAGTGGCGCTCTACCGATCCACAAGGCAACCAACAACTCTAGGAACCACCCTAAAGCCGTCCGCTTCCAAAGCACCTTCCAAGAAACAACCACCAACCACCGGATCAGCCGACCAACAGCCAGGACCCAAACGCCGTAAAAGTAAACCAACGACGGGATCACAAAAAGCCACTGGCCCCCAGGTATCGACATGAGGAAGCTGAACCACTGGTAGCAGAGGAACAGGAAGGCAGTGTAAAGGTATACGATAACCTGGGCGCACCATTCACTCCAGGCATCGAAGGTGTAGTCAAACCCAATAACAACAGTAGAGACTTCAAAAGGCATGTAGTCAGTTGTTATTGTAGAAGTTAGGGTTTGTCAACCCCAAAACCCTGAGACTTTGTTTTACACCAGGTATCTCCAGGCACTCTGGTGGCGCTGTGCATTCCAGCACAAGGTGGATCCGAACGGTGCAAGGCAGGGAAGGAGACAGGCTGCTGGCTTAGACCAGACCCCTGCCACCTGAACCCCGCAACACCTAGGGCACCATTTGGTCAGACAACCAGGGACCCACGCGCTAGGGTATGGTTCTCTAGGAATTATACCCTCTGCCATGGTGTGTGGCGACACGGGAACCCTAGCGACCTGTCACGCTCCATGCCGTGACAACAACCACTCCAGCAAAGGCGAGTTTCTC